CATCCGTCTTCTCCTCGGTTGCGGCGTCAATCACGACTGGTTGGCTCTGGCGGCGACGGTACTCGGCCAGCGCTTCGATCGGCTGGCGCGCTACCGCCTCATAAGTGTGGGGTGTCGGGAGACCGGCAACCATCTCGATCAACACGTTCACCGCCGGGTCGATCTCCTCCGGCTTTGCTCCGGCGGCCAGGAATAGGGCGGTCACGGATCGGGCCTCACCGGCACCGGCTGTCATAGGTATTCCTCACTTGATCGGGCGCCCCTCGCGGAGCCGGGAGATGACTCCCTGGAGACGGTATACCTCCCCGATCAACAGATGCCGGTCCATCACGGCCTCGGTGTCCATACCAGCCTGGCCATGCCCGGCGGCCTCGTCCCGGTCCAGGATCAGACTGAACAACTCCGCCGTCAGTGGTGGGTCCATCGTCGGATCGTAATATATCCCTGAATGCCAACCCACCGAATGGTGGAACACTCGGCCAATGGCACCCCTGCTGGACATCTCGCAGGAGCACCGCGTCGCCCTGTTGTCACCCGAGGAACGGGCCGAGGTTCTCGATGGCGTGGACATGGACGACCTGGCCTACGACTGGCTCTGGAACGGGCGGCCCAGCCAGATCCTGCCGGTACTGCCGGAGGATGGCGGAGTCGACTGGAACATGGCCCTCGCCCTCGCCGGTCGTGGCTGGGGCAAGACCCTTTGCGGCGCTCAGTGGATCCGGGCTACCGACGCCGCCTGGTCCAAGCTCGGCCAGGACACCGGGCACCTGCGCGTGGCGCTGCTGGGCCGCACCTCCGCCGACGTCCGGGACACCATGCTGGAGGGTCCGTCCGGCCTGCTGAACGTGTACCCGCCCTCGGTCCGGGACCGAGTGGTCTGGACCCCGTCCCGGCGCCGGGTGCAGCTTCCGCACGGCGGTGTGGTCACCTGCTTCTCCGCGGAGGAGCCGTCCCAGCTGCGTGGTCCCGCGTTTCACCGGGCCTGGGCGGACGAGATCGCCACCTACAAGCAAGTCCGGTCACCGGAGGACGACGCCACCGCCTGGGAGAACCTGCGTATCGCGGTCCGATTGGGGGAGCGACCGCAAGTATTGGCCACCACCACCCCTAAGCGGGTGCCGCTGGTCCGGCAGTTGCTCGCCGAGGCGGCCCGCAGTCCGCAGAAATACCTCGTCCGGCGGGGGCGGACATATGACAACAAATACCTCTCCGAGGCCTACCTGGACGTCCTGACCGGGCTGTACGGCGGCACCAGCCTGGGACGCCAGGAGTTGGAAGGGGAGATGCTGGACGACGTCGCCGGGGCGATGACCAGCGAGGCGATCATCGAGGCGAACCGGGTCACTCACCTGCCGCCGAACATCCCGTGGATCAAGCTGGTCAGCGTCGACCCGTCGGTGGCCGAGCGCCCCAACGACGAGTGCGGCATCATGGTCGTCTATATCAGCCGTACCTGGCCGGTATTGAAGCGGCACGCCTTCCTCGTTGACGACCTGTCGCTGCGGGCCAGTCCCACCGTCTGGGCCGAGCGCGCCGTCCGCGCCGCCTACGAGCACCAGGCCACGATCATCGCCGAGACCAACCAAGGCGCGAACCTCGTGTTCCAGATGCTGCGGATGACGTCGAACAAGTTAGGTCTGCCGATGCCGCCGATGAAGGAGGTCTGGGCCACCAAGGCCAAGGCCGTGCGCGCCGAACCCGTGGGCGGTGCATATTCGCAGGGCCGGGTCCATCATGTGAACGTGCTGGCCGACTACGAATCACAGGCGACATCCTGGACGGCGGGCGACGGTTACTCGCCAGACCGAATGGATGCCGCAGTGCAGGGCATCGCCTCGGGTCTGTTCCCGGAGGCACTCACCGGCGGTGGACTGGGCGCCGCCACCCTGCATTCGGTGGCGAACCAGCACATCCCGATCATCCGGCAGACCGCGCTGGCCCGCCGTCCTGGGTACGGCCGGGGCGTGGCATGAGCACTCCGGAACCGACCCCTCCGCCGGAGCGGGCACCGACAATACCGCCCCCGCCGGTACCGACGGAAGAGCCCCCGGCGGACGAGGCCTCCGCGCTGGTCCCGGCCCTGCTGGTGGTGTACGCCGCGTACCTGCTATGGCGGGGTGCTCACCACCAGGTCCCGCACGGTTGGCGACAACTGGTGGTGGCCCTGGGGTTGCGCGGACTGGTCGGTGCCCAGCTGGCGATGGTTGCAGCCAGGGCCCTGGGCTGGCAGCGGCGTAGTGCCGGGCGGGCGGGTGACGAGCTGTGGCCATTCGTGGAGGACGGCATCACCGCCGGGGTGAACGCCGGTTTACAGACCGTCTCGGAGGCGCTGATCTGGACCGACGGGCATGTCGGCGACCTGCCGGTCACCAAGGACGTCGGCGAGCCCCAGCCGGGGGTCGCGCTGATACCGACCACGGCCGACCCGCCGGAGTTACTGGCTCAGATGACGGCACTGGCCACCGCCAATGCAGCCGTGTTCGCGGTCGCGGTCAATGCCGGATGGACCAAGAAGACCTGGCTATCCAAGGAGGACGACAGGGTGCGGGACACTCATGCCGCGCTGAACCGGACAACCGTTCCGATGGATGCGGTATTCGTGTCACCGTCCGGTGCCAAGCTACGGTTCCCCGGCGACCCCAGGGCGCCGATCGCGGAGACCGCGAATTGCCGGTGCATCATCCGCACCTCCCGGCGGTGATCGCATGGTGGTGGTCATGGCTGCTTACGGTGGTCGGCGTCACCGGCCTATGGTTCGCAGGCCGGAAGGACTGGCGCGGCTGGCTGATCGGCCTTGCAGCGCAGGCGCTCTGGATTACCTACGCGCTGGTGTCGGAACAGTACGGATTCCTCGCCTCGGGCGCGGCCTACGGCTGGGTGTACGGGCTGAATGTCTGGAGGTGGACGCGGCGTGACAGGACCACGGCACAGACTGTCGCTTGAGCTACTGATCCGAGTCCGCTGGCTCCCGCTGGTCGTGGCGCTGTTATGTCTTGCTGCGATACTCTGGGTGTTGATCATGCCGTCGGCGTGGACGTCCTGCCTGGTCCTGGTCGGCGCCGCCATTCCATTAGCAGTCCTTGGAAGGGACGCCTCCCGATGAACTCGTTCACGGTCACCTGTGCCGAGGGCCACCGCGTCAAGGTGGAACGCGCGCTCGCCGTACCGTGCCCCACCTGTAACTCTCGACCAGGGAATCCCTGTACGGACATGCGGTTCATTCTCGACGCCGCCGACCCGAAACCGCGGCCAGTGCTGGCCAAGCTGCATCCAGCCCGGCAGGCGCTGATCCGAGAACTGGACAACCCTCACGTCAACAACGTGCGCCGCCTGGTATCTGTGGGCGAATGAACCCGATTGTCGTTGCCCTGGCCACGGAGCGTCTCACCCGGTTGATCGTGGAGGACGAGCTGACCCGACCCGCCCGTGAGGTGGTCAACACCTGGGCCAAGGGGGCACCCGAGTTCTCTGTCAAGGACCGGGTCGCCGTGCTGATCTCCTGCCCGGCCTGCATGTCGGTCTGGTCCGCCGCGGCGGTGTTGCTTGCCAGTCGGTTCCGGGCGGGGCGACCACTGGTCAACATCCTGGCCGCCAGTGCTGCCGCCCTGCTGGCGAAGGGTGTGGCCGACAAACTGAGTCCGGAGGCCTAGATCCGCGTGTACCGCGGGGACGGCAGTCCGTAGGTGGCGTCGTTGCCGCGGAGGGTCGCATGACCGGCGCTCACCAGATTCACCCCGGGGAACGGATCCCACCCGGCCAGTTGATTGGCGTTGCACCGGCAGCCGCCACGGCGACCCACTGTCAGTCCGGCGACGGTGCCGCCGGTGATGCCGACCTGTTCGGCTTGTTCTTCGGTGATGTCGATGTCCAGCCGGTTCACGTTCTGCCCGGACTGCCAGCCGAAGGTTAGCAATCGCTCGGTGACGATGATCCGCAGCATCACCGATTGCGCCTCCCCGGCCCTGGTGACAGGCAGTGGCGCGGCCCAGGGCGTGACAGACGCCGGGAATAGGTCCATGTAGCGCTTGATGGTCTCGCCGGGCTCGTACATGGGTGCAGCGTAAGCCCGGAGCCTCGCATTCGGGTGCGGATTGGTGTCGTTCGAGTGACCCTGTTGTATCCCGGCGAACAACAACGTAGCATCGTGGGTCTGGGTCGGACAAAGGCAACCAGACGTTGAATGCTGCCCCCAGCTGGCAAACGGGGCTACCCTTCGCCAGTATGGGCATATTCCTGCGGGATGCGCAGGAGGCGACGACCCCGACCCCGGATGCATACCCGGCACGCAATCGGGCAAGGGCCGTCCCCTGGAACACGCAGCGCGGACTGACTGCATCCGCGGAGAAGATCAACCTCGCCACCCTGACCAACGTGTCACGCCCCTATGCCTCCTGGCAGAAGGAGGCCTGGGTTGGCTACGAGCGGGTCGGCGAAGTTCACTACGGGTTCAACCTGCTGGCCAACCTGCTGAGCCGGGTACGGATCTACGCCGCCGCCATCGGCGAAGCCAATGAGGCACCGGCGGACGTCACCCAGAAGGTCGGCAAGGACCGGCTCAACAGCAAGCTGGCGAAGGATGCCGCCAAAGTAATGGCGGAACTCCAGAAGGCCGACTTCGCATCCCAGGTGCGGTCCTTCTCGCTGAACCTCTCCGTCGCCGGTGAGTGCTACCTGATCAACATGCCAGGGCGGTACGGCTCCACCTGGGTAATTCGCTCGGTGGACGAGGTGCAACTCAGGCCCGGCGGCGCGGTCATCGTGAACACCCGGACCGGGAACCAGGAGCTGACCACCCTGCCGTCGAACACATACCTGGCCCGGATCTGGCGGCCCAACCCGCATTTCTCCCGTGAGCCGGACTCCTCCATGGTCGGCGTAGCCGACTCCATCGAGGAACTGCTGATGCTGATGCGACTGGTCCGCGGCGCGGCCCGGTCGCGGATGAACGCAGGCCTGCTGTTCGTGCCGGACGGGATCGCCGGTGCCCAGTCCGCCACCACAACCGCGGAGCCGGTACTGGAGGAGCCTGCCGACCCGATGACCGCCCTGGCGGCGGCGTCCACCGTCGATCCCAGCGGGCCGTTCATGGCCCAGCTGATGGAGGCGATGACCACCCCGATCGCTGACGAATCCTCGGTGTCGGGGGTGGTGCCGTTCGTGGCCACCGGGCCCGGCGAACTCGGCGCGATGATCAAGCACGTCACCTTCGAGCGGACCAGCGACGAGTGGCTGGTCAAGCGGATCGAGGCGGCGCTGGAACGGGTGCTGCAGGGCATTGATATCCCGAAGGAGATCGTCACCGGCCTGGAGTCGGTCAAGTACAGCAACGCTGTAGTCATCGATGAGAATCTGTACAAGTCGAACATCGAACCGCTGGCCCTGGCGTTCGTGGACGCGCTCACTGAGGTGTATCTGCGCCCGGTGCTGAGGGGATCCGACTACGGCTACAGCGACGAGGATCTCGCCAAGCTGGTGGTCTGGTACGACCCCAGTGAGATCGTTACCCGGCCCAACTCGGCGAATGAGGCCAACGAGGGCGTCGACCGGCTGATGCTGTCACCGGCCGCCTGGCGCCGGGAGCACGGGTACGCCGAGTCCGATGCGCCGGACGAGGACCAGATCGCGCTGATGCTGATCCACAAGATGACCGCCCTGCCGGATGCCGTGGTACTGAAACTGCTCCAGCAGGCGTTGCCGAAGATCCTGGACGATGTCGAGCTGCCGACTGCACAGCCGCAGCAACGGGCGTCGGACGACCCGAACGTAGTTCAGTTCCCCGGCGGTCAGGCGCCCGCGAAAGCTCCGGCCGACCCGCAGGCGACCGCGGTCAAGCAGGTGGGGCAGAAATGACGAGGGTTGACACCCCGAACACCGGTGGCCTGATCGTGGCGACCCCCGCCGCGGGTGACCCGATCCACGCCTACTCCAGCGAGAGCGACAGCCATGTCACCATGCTCTGGTTCGGCGAGGCGGAGAACCTCCCCGACGACCTGATCGTCGGGGTCCGCGGCGCGGTACTGGAGGTCACCGGTCGGTACGGCGCCTTCGAGGCACACGTCTCCGGGGTGGCACTGATCGGCCCGGAGAGGGCGTCGGTTCTGCTACTGGAGTCCGAGGTGCTGGTCGACATCCGCAACGAGCTGTGCGCCAGCCCGGACATCCGATCCGCCTGGATGATGGCCGAGAAGCAGTTCCCCTGGTGGCTGCCGCACACAACAACGGGATACGACAACAAGCTGCCGGAGAATCCGCCGGAGACGATAGCCATTGACGCGCTGGGTCTTTGGCTTGCCGGGGAGAAGACCCCGTACCCGCTGAGTCAGTTCGATGAGCTGGACGACCCGGTCACCTCCGCAGGGGCGGCCATCCCGCCGGTACTGACCCTGGATGACCTGTCCGTGGGCCTGCACTTCGCGGACTCGCACCCGGCGGCGCGTTGGTACGTGGCGAAGCGGGCCTCCGCACTGGGCGTTGTCGACCGGATTCCCGAGCAGTGGTTCGGTGGCAATACGTGACCGGCTTCCCGATGATCATGACTGGCTGGGATCGCACCTACATGGCGCCGCGGGCGATCCGCGGCGAGGTGCCGGTGAACTCGACCGCCTGGGATCTGCTGCGCCTGTCCGACGACACCCCGGCGGGGGTCTGGGCGGGCGCCACCCTGGACTCACTGCTCGCCACGGCGGAGGCGCAGATTGCGGACGCCCTGGGCTGCACCGACTGTCAGGACACCGGGTTCTATGGGGTAGCAGACCCCGAGGATCCGGACATGCTCACGGGGCTGATCCGGCGAGTGGGCGCCGGGGCATACCAGGGCCTGCAGACGTGCGGCGCCTGGGACGAGTGGGACCCCAAAGGCGCGCCGCTCGAAGTTCTGTCACTCGACCTCGCCGGTGATCTCGCGGCGGCCATCACCGGCGGGGCCTGCGGCCTGGTGCGTCGTCACCTGATGCCGCGCGCATTCCTGCCGCCGTGCCCGGTTCTATCCGCAGCACCCCTGCGTGATGCTCTTACGTCCCTTGTAAGTCCCCAGCCCCCAGGAAACACTGAAACCTCTGATAACGATTGGATAACCTATGCCGTCGTTGACGAGCTGGATCCCGGCGCCGTTCTGGATCTTGTGCGTATTCGCGCTGCAGGCGCTCCTGAGCTGGAGCGATGGGATGAAACCTCCTGGACGCCGGACTCCGGCCTCCTAGCGGAGGGCGGACTGCCCACGGTTCGGCTGAGCGAGGCCCAGCTTGCTGACGTCCAGGAGCAGTTGAACCCTAACGCAATAGTGGCCGGAGTGCCAGGTATCGGTCGGCCTGGCGACGCGGAACGGCTCCGACGATATTGGACGACCGGCAAGGGCGGCGCGAAGATCCGCTGGACCGCCCCGGGCAGCGGCGACTTCAATCGCTGCTACCGGCAGCTGAAGAAGTACATGGGCCTCCGTGCCAAAGGCTATTGCGCCAAGCTTCATCGACGCGCGACCGGTGTCTGGCCCGGCGATCACCGGAATACCGGTCGACCCCTGCGTAGCAGTTTATCCCCCGAGGAGTCACTTCTGGCCTCGATTCGCACCGGCCAGTGGGGTCGGACCAAGGAAAGGAATCCCGGCATGCCACTGGAAATGGAAATGCTCTCGGACGGCATTTACTACGAGGGCGACGAGGAGAACGCGGGCCTGATCAAGGCTCTCACCGCGGGCGCATTTCCGGTGGCCCCACCGGACGCCTGGTACGACAATCCGAATCTGACAAGCAAGACGCCGATGGTGGTGGAAGACTCCGGGCGGGTCTACGGCCACATTGCCACCTGGGACGTCACTCATATCGGCATCGCGAGCCCAACGCCCGCACCGCACAGTGCGTCCGGGTACCAGTACTTCCTGACCGGGTCACTGAAGACCGAGTCCGGCAAGCAGGTGAACGTCGGCCAGCTCACCTGCGCCGGTGGCCACGCCGATGTCAACGGCAACGTCCAGGCGGCGGTGGCGCATTACGACGACACTGGCAGCGCGGTCGCCGATGTCACCTGCGGTGAGGACGAGTACGGCATCTGGGTGGCCGGTGGCATGCGGCCCAGCGCCACCCCTGAGCAGGTGCGGGTGTTCCTGGCGTCCCCGCCATCGGGTGACTGGCGACCGGTGAACGGGCACCTGGAGCTGGTGGCCTGCTGCAGCGTGAATGTCCCCGGGTTCATGAACGTGCGACCCACCGCCCGGGTCGCCGGTGGCGCGGTCCTCGCCCTGGTTGCGGCTGGCACCCGGGAGTTGACCGAGATCCGGCAGGCCATGCTGGCGGCGCCCGCAGTGCTGTCCCGGCTGACCGCGGTAGAGGAGAAGGTCCAGGAACTCGGCACCCCCGTCACCGCCGAACCGGTGGCGGAGCCGGTGGTCGCGGCACCCGAGGCCGCGGCGGCCGTGGTTGAAACCCCGCCGACCACACCGGTTGTCGAGCCCGAGTCGGTAGTCGCGGAGATCCCGGAGACTCCGGCCCCGGTGGAACCGGAGCTGCCGACCCTGACCCCTGACCAGGCCGCCAGGGCCGAACATATCTCCCGAGTGCGCGGTGAGGTGGCGGCACTGCGGAAGGAACAACTGCGAGCCCGGATGGGCGTCACCGCGGCCGGTGGACCGCCGGACGTGGCCGCACTGAAGTCCGCGATCAAGGAGGCGGGCCCGTTCCCGTCCGCGGCCACCAAGAAGAAGCTCAGCGGCGCGGCGCTGGGCCTGAAGCGTCCCGATCTCATCCCTACGGCCTGGAAGAAGGCGACGGCGTGACCGAGCCGGTCCCACCCACCACTCAGCTCTGGGAGCTGAAAATCACCGCCAGCGGCATGGTGCACGACGCCGACGGAAATCTGCTCAGCGGGGACGTCCCGCTTGAGTCAACAACTGTCCTCACCGAGGACGAAGCCCGAACCCTGTTCGGCGAAAGGAATGATCAGTAATGGCCGTCGGACTCATTGCAGCGACCGCGAACGGATGGCTCAACACCCTGGGCGGCACGGGAGGGGCCTCGTTCACTGCCATCAGCACGCCCTTCATCAAGCTCCACATCGGTGACCCCGGGGCGGCGGCGGCGACTGCGCCATCGGTCGGGTCCACCACCCGGGTGGCCGTCACCTACTCCACCGCGTCGGGGGGCGTGAAGACGATGAACGGCACCCTGCCGGTCTGGACCAACGGCGGCACATCGGAGACCCTGTCGCACATCTCGCTGTGGGACACCGTCGGTCCGACTGGCGGTAACCCCACTCTGACCGGGGCGCTGACCACGCCGCAGGCCTGGGCGTCAGGCAACACGTTCACCCTCTCGTCCCTCTCGATTTCACTGAGTCCGCTTGCGGCGTAGGTGGTCCCGGGCCCGGCTAACTGTTTGGAGGTGAGCCCCGGTGACGATGCTCACCCCGAACGACCCGGGCAGTGGGCGGCTGTTCTTCTGGTCCCGGCAGGGTATTTCACTACGGGAACTGCTGCAGATGGTCGCGGACATGATCGCCAATGGTGGCGTCGTCCTGCCACCGCCAACCACGGTCCCGGGTGGCCCTGGCGGCGGCTTCACCCTGGTGGAGGACCCGGACCACCCGGGACTGTGGTACCTGGTCAGCGCGACCGGGGGTAGCGGTGGCTCCGCGCTGATGATCGGCACCGTCGCCGGTACGGCGGCCGACGGCGGTGCCACCATCGCCGCGCTGGCCGCCCTGAACGCCGCGGTGGCGGTGAAGGCCCCAAATACCGGGGCCGTGCTGACCAATCCAACCCTGACTGGCACGGTAACCGTCACGGACGGCGCCCTGGCCATCGCGGACATCAGTGGGTTGTCGGCCGCGGTCGCAGGCCTGGGAAACACCACCATCATCGATGGTTACTCCTCGGCACGGAACAACCCGAGCACCGGCACGGCGCTACCCCTGCCGCCGCTCGGGGTGGCCATCTGGATCACCCACAACGCACCGGGCCCACCGCCAGCCTCCGTAGCTGGCGATGTGGTCTGGAACGAAGTCAGTTAGAGGACCCCATGGCCAGTGCAGTACTCGTCGGCGCGGCGATCTACCGGAATATCAGCGATGCCACCACCAGGAACCTGCCGCTGGCGGGGATTGTGGACGCCGCTGGCACGGTCACCGCCATCCAGGACGGTGACTTCCTGGTGCTGTTCGTCTTCTACTCCGGCGGCTCGACCACCAACACGGTCACCGGACTGACCGGGCTGACCAAGCTGGACGACAACGTCGGTACGGGCGCCACCTCGACGGTGTACTACAAGCAGAACTGCGTCGCCTCCACGGACGCAGCAGCCACCCTGACCATCGCCACCTCCACCTCGAACCGCACCAACGCGATCGTCATGGTGTATCGGAACGTCCCTCCCACCGGCACGCCCATCCTGGGTTGGGCGAAGAACTCACAGGCCTCCAACGTGTCATCCGTGGGACCGCTGGCAACCCCCACAGCGGTCGGCGGGATCCAGCTGGAACTCGTCATGTGGAGCACCACCGCCGCACCCACAACCACCCCGGTACCGGCGCCTGCCGCTGGCCTGACCGTGTTCCGCACCGAGCCCAATTCGGGCACCATGCCCGGTCACACCGGGGCCATGTCCAACTTCGGCAGCCCGGGAACATCTTCCGGCACTGCCGCTCACAACTTGACGCCTGCGACCACGCTGGCCGCGGTGGGCGGGTCGACCTGGACGACGGAGACGCAGGCCGTCAGCGGCAACTCCACCAAGTGGGTCATCATCCTCGCCGGGACCCCGGCGGTGACCAGTGTTCGCCCGGTCACCAGCATTTCCTCCACCGGAATGAGCAACGTCGGTACCGCCGCCAGCATCCTGGCCGCCCTGGCCGACGACCTGGACACCACCCTGGGTGAGACCGCCGATGACCCCATCGCGGTCGTGGAGGAGGTCAAGTTCGCGCCCTTGACGGCCCAGGCCCGGGTGGGGTTGAACTCTCGGCTGTCCGTCACGTCCAGCACCACCGGGTCGGTCACCTTCTTGATTCAGATCAGGCAGGGGGCGGCCACGGTTATCTGTTCCAAGTCGATCGTGGTGGCGTCGACCGACGGCATTGTCGCCGACGTATTGACCTCCACCACCGCGGAGGCGTCTGCCATCACCGACTGGTCGGACCTGCGGGCGCGCTGGACCATGACGAAGGTCTGACGTGACGGTCCGGGGTCGGGTGATCCGGGCGGAGCTGGTGTCCGCCATCACCGGGGTGAAGGGTCAGGTGATCCGGGCCGAGTTGTTCTCGGTGACCCCCGCCGCGTCGGTGCGGGGTCGGCTGATCCGGGCCGAACTGGTCTCGCTGGATGCCCCGGTGGCCCCCTCCCCCATTCGGGCGCGAGTGGTCCGCGCGGAACTGTTCTCCAGCAATGCCTC